ATTTAAAAGTTCTTTTATTAAATTTTCTTCATCGTTTTGACCCACACCCAAGGAAAGGTTTCTTGCATTTTGTATATCGCTATCTGTTACAAAATCAATTCCTTTTCCTTCCATCTGAGCTGGTTTAACAAACTCACCTAGTTCATTTTTTTGCCCATACTCTAAAATGTTGTATACAGGATTTCCTCTAACATTTTCTCCGGCGTTAGATCTAATCCTGTAATCATTACGATAAAAATTAGTTGGATTATATTTTTCGCTAGGATTAGCTGCTCTTTGAGTTGTATCTTCTACTCCGTATAAATACAACATGTCAACATCATCTGTGTTGACAATTTGTTGCCATTGTTGTTTTGGTCCGTTTTCTAAATTTTGAAACGCTTCTTGATCTCCATAGTAATCACTATTAAATTTATCTCTTTCATCTCCCAGTCTTTCATAAGGCGTTTCTTGATAAAGTTCTTTTGAAGTTTCTGGTGGAGTTAAATCAGCAGATATATAGAACTCTCTAAAAGCATTTTCTAAACCTCTTGGATCACTAATGCCTGCTGTTTGTAATGCATTTAATAAATTATCTCGATGAACTGTATAGTTTCCGCTAAATCCACTATCATTTTTATCTAAAACTGCTTGAGCAGCTGCTTGTGCTACAGCATCAACACCTTGTTGAATTTTAACTTTTATATTGTAATCTGCAAGGGCTGCGTCATATGTTCCTTTTGCTGTGTTATATGCTTTGTCTGCTTTATCAAAATCCGTTTTAGCTGACTTAGCTGAAGAAGCTAAATTAGTATTAACAGCTGTTGCTTTGTCGCTAGGACCCTGAGGACCATAGTATGTTCCATTAGAATATGCAGCACCAATTTCTCTATTACCCCCTGGTATACTACCTCCCCTTTGAGTGTATTGAATACCTCCGTCTTTTACTTGATTGTTTGTGGGCAGATAAGCTTTTACTGTATAGTCAGCAGCAACAGGTGCAACAGGTGCTTGCCCTGGATGTACTGCAGGAGTATTAGTAGCAACTAAAGGTACATTAACTACAGCGCCATTAGCTAAAGTAACAGGATACTGTGCATTTTTTTGAAACCTAATAAAAGCTGTTGGATATTCTGTTTCTTGATTATCTAAAGTTGTTCCTTGTGTTCCTGTAGATGTTGGATAAAAATTTTCAGTTGGAGTATCAATTCCTGTGTATTGATTTTCTGCGGTTATAGCAACTTGTGAATTTAAATCAACATTTTGTGTTTGTGCATTTTGTTGCTCTAATTCTTTTAAACCTTGTTCTATAGCTTGTTCAGTTGTTAAAGTACCTCCTTGTGAAATTGTTGGCTGAACAGATACATTGGGAATATTTTGCACAGGAATCCCTGCTGTCATCCCTGGAGCAAAAATAATAATAGGACCTGTCATTTATTTACGCAGCTTCTGGATCTGGTGATAATGTATTTATATTATAAATTGGAAGTTCACAACAAATATATTCAAGCTCTGTCCAGGCTTTGATTCTTTCTAGTTTTTCTAAACAAAAATATGTTTGTTGTTTATACCAGGTTTCCATATCTGTGCTGCCTTTATTGCTGTTACAACGTTGACAAGAAGGTAACAAATTATTTCTATTACTTGAACCGGATTTAAATCTAGGTACAATATGATCCAATGATGTCGCTGGTTTATTACAGTAACCACAGCGGTAGTCCCAAGCTTCGTAAATTGATTGTCGATATCGTTTTTTTGCTAACCGAGGAGTGACTTCAATGAGCAGGGAGAGGGGTTCCTTCTCGTCATTGAACATCTCTTCAGTTGCGGTTACTTTATTTTAAGATTCCTAAATTCGTATAAAAATAAGAAATGTTTATTAAAACCATTAATAAGTTTGTTTTTCTATGTACTTTAAATATGCAAGCCAAATTCTTCCATGGCAAAAACATCTGACTCAACCGGATGGGTTTCAATCAACAAAGCAGAGGAGATGCTTGGCTTAGACCGCAAGACTCTTTTCCGTTTTCGTGACAATGGCACCCTTAAGCTTGGTACCCATTTTACAGCATTTCCTGGGAAAACCTGGTCGCGGGACAGCTATTACTGGAACGTCAACGCCGTCCAGAAACATTTACAAAAGCAGATTCATTTTCAAGCTGCTTCTGTGGATGACGAAATGATTGCTGCGTAGTATTAAGGTAATATTGTTTTCTTATTTTATAAGCCAATAATAAATCTGTAATGTTTAACTCAATTCGCTGATTAGCCATTTCTTGATATAAGTTATAACACAATGTTTTAATACGGCCCCATAATCTTTGGGGTCGTTTTTCTTTTAAATTAAATAAAATTACCCACTGTGGATGCAGTGGGTAAATAGGACGTTTTTTATTTTTGATAAAAATACTATTATCAGGACCCCATTTAAAGTCCCATAGCTTATCTGGTTTAACGCCATAAGTGGCAATCATGCCATAAAGCCATGCAACATTTTTTAATTTACTAAAAGAAAGCAGTTTAAAATAATCATTTACAATTCGTTGATCGGTAGGAGGTGTAAGTTCCATAGGTCTTTAATCGGTATTAACCATACTGTATACACTGGTCAAACCATCGCCACAGAACCATTAGTATTGCTTTGGTATCTGAGCTTATTATTAGTATACACTAATTAATTAAACTCCACTCGCAAAGGCTGCCCAACAGGCTCCTACAGCCTCTATGGTTGATGTTTCACCGCTCTCATAAGGTAAATTAACAACATCACCAGCGTGGTATACAGTTGGCGTACCACTGGCTTTAATAGTACTAAATCCGTATTTACGAATATTAATTTGTTCTTCTGAAAGAACAAAAACACCATCAACAATATCACCAAAGTCAGCCATTATGTTCCAGGTCTTCCACCTTCATATGGAGTGTATTCTTTACCATTTTTATCATACATTCTAAAGCTCGACATTTGAACAAAGTCACTTGGTATATTAAATAGTTTCTGTGCCATTGGCATCATCATTGGAGCACCACAGTTATAAGGTGGTACATCCATTTTAGATAAACCATTTTTTGCAATTTCATATTCAGCTTTTTGATTATCTTTATTAGTTTGTTCTACCAGCTTTTGCTCCCATTCTGTTAAACCTTCTGCTGTTCCAACCGGAAAATCTGATGGCTCTGGTGGAAATACTTTTTCAGCAAATTTCATTGCATATATATGTTTGCAATATCGAATTTCATCCAATAAAGGAGTCCAAAAGTCTGTAATTGAAGTTATGTTATAAGATCCATCTGGATTTCTTGAACTGTCATAATCGTTATAGCTGGGCATACCTTCTGACTTTGCACCTTCAATAGAAGGTAAAGGAGTACTTCTTGTGTATACACCACCAAAATCTCTAAACATGCCAGGGCGATCTCTTAACGCACCTCGTTGTGTATCACTGGTTGGAGTAACCTGAGGCGGTATTTCGTATTCAGCAGATGGAGCAACCACTTCCATTGCTCTATCTTCATTTCCTTTTGACATTGCTCGATCATCAGGAATTGGATTTCCAAAACGATCTAATTGTGGGCGCACCGTAGGTATAGGGCCAACACCAGTAACAACTTCACCTTTATACATTCTTTCAAAACGACCTGGTTTTACGGTTGATGCTTTGGTACGTGGAAAAATTTTATTATTACTTGTGCTTCCAAGTTGGGAAATATAAGCATAATCTCTTCTTGTAAAGTCTTGACATGAACAACAATATCTTGTCCCAGTCATCATGAATCGACCTAGTTGAGGACTTGTTCTTGCTGGTGTGACAAAAACAGCGTCCGTGGTTGATTCAACTGAACCTTGTTTTTGTAATTTAATTATTCCAGTTGCTTCTTGTGTTTCTACAACAACAGCTTGAATATACCCATATCTTTTTTGTGTTGTTGGATCAATTGTTTCTGAAGTAATTGGAGCACCGCCATCAACAACTATTCTGGTTTCAAATATTTCACCATTCATTGGATAAAGGGGTGGTCTACCAGGTCCCGTGAAAACATATAAAGGGGCTGGTAAAGGATTAAAAATACTCCAGTTTCCTGCTAATTTAACATACCAATAATCTTCGTCTTCTGTTACTGATAATATTGATGCTTTAGTTCCTAAGCCATCATTAATGTTATCTAAACGTAAACTTCCGCCTAGTCTTACACCGGCCCAATGCATGCCAAGTTCTTTGTTTTTAGTTGGAAAACCTTGAAAAACACCTGGTATTCTTGGTTGTTGGCCAGTAGTTGGAACAGTGCCTACAGGAACAATATAATCAAACGGATAACTATAGACTTGCCCTATAGAACTATTTGAATAAATTTCAAAACCTCTCCTCCAACGCGACCAGGCTGATTCTCTATTGGAAGTATAAATTGAATCAGGAACTGAGCCTTTAGAAAACTCAGTCCTAATTGGAGTTATGCCCTTAGGTTCAGTACTTTTTGATTTAGCAAATGAATTAAAAGAACCGAAAGAGTTTCCGTTCTTTTTTCCCATGATTAGAAGAAACCGCCTTGAGCAAAAACGTGAACACCTGGCGTGTAACCAGAGGCATGGGGGCCATTGGGTACAACGCCAACGTAAATACGATCTCCTCGTTCTAAATAAATACCTTTATTTCTTAAAGGTGATCCACCGGCTAAACTTGCGCTGTCTCCTGCATTAGGCATTGGATAAGCAATATCAGGCATTACATCATTACAATCAACTTGTTGAGTGTTAAGAGGAATAGTTTTTGAAAAAAGAATTTTATAATCACCACTTGCAGGAATGGGAGTGGTAGTACCACGAGTGTGGTAAAACACAAAGGTTACAGGATCTTGTTGGCCAAAGGCAACACCAGTATATGTAAAACCACCTGATAAACCACTAGGATCACCACCTGTAATATGCAATGCAGTATTAACGCCTGTTAAGGTAGTTGCGCCTGTATAAACATAATACCCATAGCCACTCATGGGAGTACCAGTAGCTGTAATCTGACTAGTGTCTTCTACAAATAAAATTTGACCACTACTAATTGAAATTACATTTCCAGATGTACCACTGTTAATAGTAAAATCTGCTGCTCTATATGAATCGTTTCTAACAATATTAATTGCATCAACTACGCCGCCATTGTTATTATCCTCTGTTAAAGCAGCATCCATATCAACCAAGATAGACGGTGCTTGTCCACCCTGTACAAACAAAGTAGACACAGTACCTACGGTTTGAGTTGTAACTCTTACCGAATCGAATAAAGGTCTATCGACTAATAAAGGTTGTTTATTGGTTGAAGTAGATGCCACTTTTGTTATACCTTTTTTTTAATTATAACTTACTGATTAAATATTTGACTTATCTGATTAAACTCAGCTAAACCAGGGGCTGTTGCAACATCAAACAACAAACTAGGTTGCATTTGTAAATTTAAAAAATCTTGAAAAGAACTTGCTGTTTCAATTGGTTTTTGTTTTATTCCAAAGCGAGCATTTGTAATCTGTTGAATTATTTTATCCTTGTCATAAGGATAATATTGTTCAATGTTAGAGCGAATTAATTCCCCTGGTGTGTATCCCGCATCATAATTAATTGCATAATTTTTAATGTACATTATTTGCTACCTCCAAACATTGATAAAGGATCAAAAATAGTATAAGGAGAAGGCAACATATTTTGCATGCCTGCAAGGGGATTCATCAAAGTCTGAAGCGTTTGCTGAAACACTTGTTCTTTTAACTGTTCAGCCAGTGTTTTACGTTCTTCTGTTTTTTTATTAGCATCCAAAGAAATATTAATGTTAATAGGAACACCATTAGCAGTTGTGGCTGTGGTGGTATTTGAATAGGGTTGGTCTGGATCTACCAAACTTTGGTTAAATGTCTCTGTTCCAGTAAGATTAGAAGCTCCTAATAATTGTTCTGATTGTTTATATAAATCTCCACCGCGAGCCATTCTTGGTGCAACAGAGGCTACACTAGTCTTATTGCTATCTTGTGCGTAAATATTTGCATTAGGATTACCGCCTAACACAGTTGCATAGGCTTTTTGAATACCCATGCCTGGTTTAAATCCTCTTCCTCTAAAAAATCTTTCTACGTGTGGCATTTGTTCTGCCACAGAATACTTACCAATCTTGTTAGGATCTAAACCAACTTCTTGTCTTTCTGGGCCACCAAATTGAATTAAACCGTAATAATTATTACCGCCTCCTCCCCAAACATTAGGGCGAAATCCCGACTCTTGAAGAATCAAAGCTCCCAGTTCATTGGGATCCATTCTTAAATTACGAGCTACTGCGCGAACAGCTTCTTTGTCTGCTTGAGTTAAATTCGCCATTACTTTGTGCTCCCTCCAAACTTGCTAAGTCTTCTTAGAAACTCTTGTGCTTTATCTTTTTGATCTTCTGGTAACCCAATATTTGTTTGATCGCCTAAAGAAGGAATTCCTTGATAACCATAAGAAGGATTTGTTGGATTGAATTGAGGGATATTGGAAACAGGAGGAACATAAGCTCCACTATAAGGACTAACATTTACTCCTGGCATTTGATTACCAAATGCTGTACTAAGATTGAAATTTATTGCACCTTGAGCAGGCTGAGGCAATCCCATTTGTGCTAACAAAGGATTAAAAGTACCAATGGTTTCTGCTTTTCTTTGTTCTGGTGTACCGTATTTTTCTTGGTGAATACGCATGCCAAGTTCATCAAGAACTTGATAATCTTCTGGCGTTTTGGCTTTAGCTTTTAACGCCATGTATTCTTGCATGGCACCAGCGTTTCCTGCTTGCTGACCAGGGACTGGTGGTGCTGTGATAACAGGATCAGGAAGGTTAGGAGGTATGGGGGCTTGCTGACCAGGGAAACCTGCACCTGGTCTAAACTGTTCAGCACCTAAACCTGCTTCAAGTTCTGTTCTTTTATAGTCTTCAGGGAAACGAACTACTCTGGGCAAAGCTTTATTAAATGCTGTTGTACCTGTTTGATTTTGTGCTTTTACAGAATCTCTATAATCCCGTAGCCCAGGAATTTGAAATAATGCATTTTGGATTTGTTTAGCTGTTTCTGGATGGTTTTGTATTATATAATTAGCTCCTCCCTCACCTGCCATAGCGCCGAGTTGAGCTCCTGTGAGAGCTGCACTAAGAAAATTAATACCTGTTCCAAGGTTGCCCATGAAACCTATTGGTTTTGTAGTACCTGGAACAGGAGAACGAGGTACATTCCTTGGCAGCCCCCCTTGCATAAATTGTCTTGCTAAAGCAGGATCACGAATGTAAGGAGCGCCGAATGTATTTGGAGCTGGACCTGAAATAGTTGGTTTAATAATAGAACGAGGATTACTAGTTCCAATAGTTGGTGCTGTAATACCACGACCCAGGGGATTTGCACTGTTAATATTAAAACCCCTAATAGGATTTTGTGGATTAACTCCTCTTGATTGTGCTACAGCTTGCTGTACAGCGCCTGTTAAATTTCTTGCAGTGGCTTGCGCACTCTTGCCAGTATCACTAACAATTCTATTAAACTGGCCTATAGCATCCGTAGGCAATCTACCTGGATTACTTATAGTTTGAATAACTTCTTTAGGAACGCCTCCTCTTGCTAAAGCGTCCGATAGCCATCGAAAATTTGTAACAGGCATTAGCGGGCAACCTCACGTAAATACAAACGGGAACCAACAGCAGTGTCAGCAGGACCAGGTAATGCCTGGATAAATTCAGCACCAGATCGATCAAACCGATACCGTGCCTGAAATGGATCCTTGTAGTTTGGAACGTACAGGATGCCAGCAAGACGATTGGTTTCGTATAAATAAATTTCGTCCCAAACTTTTAATGCTTCTTTTGCATTACTAGATCGGATCGTTCTATCAACATCACCAGCAATCGTTTCTAAACGAGTAGAAGGAGTAGATGCAACTTCAGTTTTCTTTTCAGCAGTGTCGCAACGACCAATTTGAATAACAATCCTGTCATAAAAAAATGAATCAGGAACAGTATTCATTGCTTCTTCCAGCCTGGCATAATCACCAGCTGGAACAGAAACCGTGAAGTATCCCAAATGATACCTTACCCTGCTTTTATCAAAATCAGAAAGTTGCACTGTTATCTCTTGCTATCAACTAATTATAAATTGTTATAATCAAAAGCCCCGCAGTGCGGGGCTAACATTAAAGTCGGATAACGTCAGCTGCAAAAACAGAATCCCAGTCAACTCTTCTTATTTGTTTTAACTGTTCAAGATTACTAAACCTTTCACCCGATAAAGACATCTGAAGATCTTTGATTTCTTTTGCAGTCTTCATCCCAATACCTTTAACATGATCAGCAATCATTTGAGCTGTTGCTCCATTGATACTTAATCTATGATCAGGAGGAAAAGTTCTGGGTTCTTCTTTTAAAGCTTTATCTTTAACTTGTAAAGTTTTAACTTTTGTAGTTGCAGATTTATCTTCTACTAGCTCATTTTTATAAGCTGTAAAAATTCGATCATCTTGGTCTTTAACCATAAACCAATCGCCGTCATCCCACTCGCTAACAACTGTTACACGAGCACCTGTTTTTGTGTGTTGATAAAGCATTAGGACCAGATACTTAATACCTGGTCCTAGTTTACCTTATCTATCAGGAAACGGTGCGAGCAGGAATATAAGCTTCGATATCCTCATAACCAGGAGCATCGTCGGGTTGGATGTAGCAAATTTCCACAACCAAATAACCCTTTAAGCCTGCGGCAACATCAGCATCAGAGATGTAGTAACCACCAGAAGTACTGGTGTCATTTGCAGCACCTTTTGCAAACACTTTCAAAGTGGTTGCAGCAGTTGCTTCATAATGCACAACTTTACCTGACACACCGGCAGCACCAGTGGCAGTTAAGAAAGGATTACTACCAAATGCTTGGGAAGTGCCAGAGAAGAAAATCTTCGTGGCAGCATCACCAGAAACAGTAGAAGTAAGGTTGGCTTGAATTACGCCTTCACCAACACCAGAGGCAGCAGTAGGGCCACTAGAGTCACGGCCAAACGAAATGATATTACCGGTGGAAGCATAGACACCGGAAGCAACACGATCATCGCCCCAACCTTGAGCAACAGAAATAGCAGTGCGATACACAAAAGCAGGTTGAGTGCTGCTGCCAGAAATCACCATTCCAGTGATATCAGGGCGAGTATCGTCGTTTCTGTAAGGAGAAGGGACAATTACATTGCCAGTTGCAATGGCACTGCCAGAGGCAACAGCCACTTCAACATAACCACGTTGTTGGAAATAACGATACCCAGGGGTGGCTAACACAGAAGTGGGGCCACCCTTGGAAGCATTGTTAGTACCATCATCGTTGGTATCAATGTTTTTATACCAACCGTTTAATGCAGAGGTTTGGTTACCTGGATAGATTTTTTTTGCAGATAAGTAGCTCATCTATTTTTCCTATGTATGTTTATTTAACTAAAAATCAAAGTATGCCGTCGTCATCTACAAAGCTATAAGCATTGGTCACAAAGTCCTTATTCAGGATTTCAAAACCTGCATACAGTTGCCAGATCAAGATAATGAAACGGCTAAAGTCGTCGTTGTTGTTGATAAGCACTTGAGCGTTAGGACCGCCAACACCAACACCAACGGCTTGAGGACCAAAGAAGAAACCTTGAGAAACTTCTCTAGAAGCATAGGTACCACCAGTGCCATCAAATGAAGCGGTAATGTTCTTGGTCGGGAAGTTAGTGGACTCGAAGAACTTCACACCTTCAAATTGAACGCCAGTAGGCATTACAGGCTCACCAGCCAAGAAGTAACCTTGACCAGCCTGGGGACCCATGTAGAAGCTGGCATTGTTAGGCATCATGGGGTTGCCCATGTACATGCCTTGGCCAGGAGCACCAGCGTAGCGGGCGATCTCACGGAAGTCGGGATCACGACGCAGATGCATCATGAACACGGGATCGCAAATACAACGATAGAGACCGTCAGCAAAGGTAGGAACGTTGCGCTTACGCAGATCCTTGACAACAGTCAACAGGTCAGTGCGGACAGAGAACTGTTGGACTTGAGCGGTATACTCATCGCTGGTGTAAGCAATACGGCCAGAAGAATCTTTAACCTTCCCACCGGCAAAATAGTAACCCCCCTGGGAGCTAGAGGCAGCGCCATTAGCTTCAGATTTAGCCAGTTCGTCAATAAAGACGCGATCACGCCAACGGCGATAATCATCCAGCAGCGTTAAAGAGCCGATGGATTGGTGGAACATATTCAGATTACCGGTGTCCAGCAGTAAACGCTGAGCGGTAATCAGGGTTTCACGAGCAATCTTAAAAGTAGAAGGCTGAGTGGGATCACCCGGATCTGCGGGACCGGTGTACTCTTTTAGCACAACAAGCACCTTCTCTTTGGTGATGTTGCGGCTATTAGCAGTACCAATGGTTTGGTCAGCAATACGCTCACGGCTGTCCTTGGTACCAGGGGTACCCCAGAACTTATAGCGATCTAACTGAACGGTTTGGCCAGGTTGACGGGTGAAGTCATGAACAACCACCGGCTCAACGGCCATTTCACAAATATATGCCGGGTGAGGACGGTAAAGTTCTGCACCTAGAATCTTTGGAAAATCGTTATCAATAAACACTTTGTGTCATCCTCCAGTGTCTTCGGAAGTTTGGTTTATAGGGTGAAAGATTCAGACATAATATGTCTTATCTAACAAAGATTTTAGCAGCCGATAATTTTAATAATTATCGGCCTTTAAATCATTCCATTACAAATAATTTATTTGCAACAGTTTGTGGTTGAGCCTGATTCAAAACTTTCCAGGCATTTTGAGGGTCTCTAGCCATTTGCTCCTGGAAGGTACCCCAGAAATTTTGAGGAGACTGAGGAGCTTCTGCGGTGGGCGGTGCAGGAAAGTTGTTATAGGCATTCGGTTTTTCTGTCCGAATACCAGGAGTTTCGAGTTGTGCTTCGTTTTCGTAAACAGGATAAGGACCTTCAGGGCCAAAGAATTTCAATGTGTAATCACTAAGAGTATCAGGGTTAGTCAGAATTTCGTTATAAGCTAAATTCTCGTTATGCTCATTAACAGCAAAATTAGCATAACCTTTAAGAGCGTTTGCCGCTCTTGTTCCCCATGCTACGGCGCTGTCCACCATCCCTTCCAGGTTTAGTGCGTACTGGTTGAGAATTGCCGGAGCTTCCACGCCGTAAGCGTTGATCACTTCCCGAGTCTCGTTGCTCAGTTGGTAATAATCCGCGATTGCGTTGTTGACTTCCGAGTGGGCTGCTTCCGCTTCCGCTCCGTAAAGTTTCGAGGAAGTTCGGGAATAACTGGAAGATGAGGTCGGGCTTGTTGACCAAATCTGCTGATCCGATTGAGACGTAGCCGGGTTGCTCTGTACTCCGTAATTGGCCGGGGTATATTGAGTCGTCTGCTGAGAGGGTGCTCCCTGGAACGGGGATTGCACTGGTGAACTCAGCAGATTCACTACTTTGTTGAACGCCGATTCCCATGGATTGGCTTGGGGCGCTTCCTGGGGCACCTGGACCGGTTGGGATTGGGGGGCGTATTGAGTAGGGGCTGATTGGTAGCTGGGGGCTGCCTGAGGTACCGCTTGGGGGTAACTGGTACCCACTTGATAAGCCACTGGAGCCTGCGGAACCGCCACTGGTTGGGGTACTGGTGCCACTGCGACGTAGCTGCTTGGTGCTACGGCCGGCTGGGCTTGGCTCGTCTGTGGGATCGATTGGACGGTAGCGTCCTGCATAACTCATCTCCTTTTGTAATGCTTCTAGGGT